CAGGACGGCGAAGTCGCAGGTGTAGAAAGTGTTGTCCGCCAGCCGTAACTTGACGCCCTCGAACTTGTGCCAGAGGACGTCACCGGCCTCGGTGCGCGCGCGCAGGTGCGCGTCGTATGCCGTCTCCAGCTTGTTCATGGTGCCGGTCGGCAGGCGGCCGAGCGCGAACGCGCCGGCCTGGTTAGCCGGAAGCTTGAACGGCGGCCGGCTCACATCGGCGCGAATGCCGACGCGAGCCCGATGGGCCGCCAGTTCCTCTTCGGTCCAGCGCATTTACGCGGCCGCCGAGGATTCCGCAGGCGCGAGGCCCATGTCATCCGCGAGCTTCTTGCCCGTCTCGGCGAGGGCTGCGAGGCCAAGCGGCAGGTCGTTCAGCATGCCGAGCGCATGCTTGTAGACGTCGAGCACGGCCTCGAACGCCTCGCGCTTGTCCTTGGCGATCTTCCGCTCGCGCACGATCTGGCGCATCGCCTTGGTGTCGAATCCGGCATCCTTGGCGCCGGTGTAGATCAAGGCGATGTCGTCCACGATGATCTTCTTCTGATCCTCCCAGCGCTCGATCTCGCCGATGTAGCCCTCGAGCTGCTGTTTGCGATCCGCGGTGAGCGGCCCGCCGTTGTGACCGATCTTCGGTTCCTCAACCTTCTTCGTCCTGCGACGTCCCATGACGGCTCCTGTAGTGCTGGGGTTAAGCTTTATCGGCGGGTGGATTTGGTGGGCGTAGCCAGGGAGCGATACCGAACGCGGCCCATGCTGCGCTGTTCATCAGCTTCGTCGCGATCCAGCTCCTCAGATCGTAGGCCAGTGGCAGCTGTGGCTCGCGCAATGGCGGCGGCCAACTCGGACGCGGCATGTTGGGCCTCCCGGACCGTGTTAATTTTTTCATCGGAAAGTGAGAGCGCTTTGCGAACGCGGCGGAACCAGCTCGTGCGTTCGGCAATCGCTTCCACAAACTCGAAGCCGACGTCGGATTGAATGAGCGCACCGATCGCTTCGCCAGGGAGGCGATCCGTACTCAGCCACGACTCGACAGTGCGGAGAGGTCTGCCTGTGATTTCAGCAAGATGCTGGGCGGTCTTGTAGGGAAACAAGGTCCGCGCTTTTTGCATGACGAGATAATTCGTCCGCAAATAGTTGCGGGATTTACCGCAGCTTTTTGCGGTGCCCGAATTTGCTCTTCCGTACGTAATTACCGATGATGTCGGCATGATCGAAAGCCCCGCTCATTCCCGGCTTGTTGATTGCTCGCGCGACGGCGCCGGGAGCGCGTCGTCGAGAAGGTCGAGGATGAATTGCTCGGGGCCGATCCGGTGCTGGAGCCACAACAGATCGAGGCGCGCGGCCATGGAGGGCGTGATCTTGAGGTTCAGAACCAGCGGCACGAAGCGCGGCGCGCCGGCGATCGCCATCACCTCGTTGCGGCGCAGGGCGTTCATGACGCCTCACGAAGATTTGTGTGAGCAAATCCGCAACCCTGGCCGGTACCCTCTTGTGGGATTGATGTGGTACTGGCGTAAAATTGCCGGTTATTCGCCGTCAAAGAGACATTCACACAACTGTTGCGTAATGCCCGGTTGCGGGAATAGGCTGACGCTTCACCCGAACGAGAAACAAAAATCCGGGGGGCGTTGTGGGTACAGTGATCAGCGGGCGGTTTCCTCATGCGCGGGCCTCGACCGGAGCGGGCCAAAGGTCGGGCCGCAACTCAGATTTCGAGACGCCGGTAGCTTCCTCGATCCGCGGCGCAAACTCGGCAGGCACGCCCTTTTTGGAGCGTGTGAGCCAATACCAAACCTGCGATTGGGAAGTTCCGATGCGGTCGGCCAAGGGCTTCTGTCCGCCGGCCAGGGTGCATGCGCGCTTGAGTGCTTCGGTTGACATGCCGACACCTTACCCAGATTTAGGTAAAAATCAACCTAGAAATCTGTCCGGGACCGCGCACCTAGTTTTCGGTATTTTCTCACCTATGGGGAAGGCGGACAAAGAGGGCCTGGCGAAGCGCGTCCGCGAGCGGCGGGTAAAGCTACGCTTGAGCCAGAACATGCTCGCCAAGGCTGCCGGCATGAGCCAGCAGGGCATCCTGAATATCGAAAAGGGCATCGTTGCGCGGCCGCGGCAGCTGCCAGAGCTGGCGCTGGCGCTCGAGACCAGCACCGAGTGGCTCCTGCACGCGCGCGGCCCTGAGGTCGTCAGAGTCGTCAACGCGCGCGAGGAACTGCTTGCGCTCGCCGAGCAGGTTGACCCCGAACGCGTGGGCGCCGCCATCCAGCTTTTGAAGAAGCTTTTGGACGAGGCCGACCCCAAGGTCGCATAGTCTACCCAAAATTAGGTTGACACCTACCCATATTTAGGTAGGATGCGCTCCATCAGCAGGAGCGCACCCCATGCCCGAACTCATCGCCCTTTACATCCGCGACACCGTCCGCGCGCTGGTGCTCGGCGCCGTCGGCTTGACCGTCGTCGCCTACTGCGTCGTGCTGTCATGAGCGCCGTGCAGGAATGCTGCCGCGACGTGCAGAACTACATGACCACCCGCAGCCCGGTGCTGGTCGAGCACGACCGCCGCGCCGACATGGCCAAGGTCGACCCGCTGCTCGCGGTCCTCTACTTCATCGAAGCCGCTGGCGATCGCCGCGTCGAGTGCGACGTCATCGCACCCGCGATCCTCACCGACATCCGCGACCGCGCGCGCAAGGCGATTGCGCAGCACACCGGCGCGCCGTTCCACAACCCGCTTTACCGGTGACCGACATGAACGCCGATCACGAAGCCGAGCAGCTTGCCACCCTGATCTGCGCCGAGCCGCCGATGACCCGCGATCAGGTAAAGCACCTGATCGCCGCCGCGCTCGCCGTCGCCGAAACCGAGGGCAGCATCCGCGGCATGCAGCACGTCAATGCCGCTATCACCGAGGCGTTCCGGCCCGCGAAGGTGGCGTGATGCCTGATCCGCTCAAGCAATCCGTCAGCGCCACGGAGTCGCCCGGGCTGTTCAACGTCTCGCCCTACGTGACGCGCTGGATGCTCTACAAGGCCTTCGCCGACGGCATGGACCTGAGCATCAACGAAGATGCCAGGATGTCCTGGGGCAAAAAACTCCAGCCGCTTATCATCGAGCAGGCCGCCGAGGAACTGCACCTTGAGGTGCACCCGAACGCCGATGACAGCTACGTGCGGCGCGGGCTGCTCGGCTGCACGCGAGATGCGACGATCATCTGCCCCGACCGCGGGCCCGGCGCGCTCGAGACCAAGTGCGTGTTCGACTATCGAACGTGGATGCAGGACTGGAACGGCGGCAAGCAGCCGCCCCGCATGCACGAAATCCAGCTTCAACAGCAGATGTTCGTCGGCGACGGCGAAACGCCGTACCAGTGGGGCGTGATCGCCGCATGGGTCGCCGGCGAGGTGCATTACTTCGAGCGCAAGCCGATCAAGGATCTCTGGCAGAAGCTTTACGCCGGCGCCGAGCGCTTCTTCCGCGACGTGAAGGAGAAGAACGAGCCCGAGCCGTTCGGCTCACCCGTCGAGCTCCCGTGGCTCGCGCAGATGTTCCCGACGATCAAGGGCAACACGGTGGATTTGACGGCGGACCCGCAAGGCGAATTCTATGCCGAGGTCGCGCGCGCCTACAAAGCCGCGCGTGAGCAGCAGTCCGCCGGTGAGCGGATGTGCGAGCCGCTGCGCGCCAAGGTGCTGGCGTTCGCCAAGGATGCCGACGAGGTGCTGCTGCCAGGCGCGATCAGCGTGCGCCTCGTGCAGTCCGGCAAGGGCAAGCGCATCAACGTTTGGTGGCCTGACGCCGCCGATCTTCCCGGAGATTTAAGGATGGCCGGCTGATGGCAAGCGAACTCGCGATCCTTGAAAACCAGCTACGGCCGCTCGCGCCGCGCCTCGAGATTGTGCTCGACAAGCGCGTCCCGGTCGAGCGGCTGATGCAGACCATCATGATCTCGTGCGAGCGGCTGCCGCTGCTGCTCCAATGCGACCGTCAATCGCTGTTCAACGCCGCGATGTCGGCCGCCGTGCTCGGGCTCGAGGTCGACGGCGTGACCGGCCAGGCATACCTGATCCCGTTCGCCGGCAAGGCACAGCTCGTCATCGGCTACAAGGGCTTCAACACCTTGGCGGCACGTTCTGGCTTCACGATCACCGGCGCCGTGGTGCGCGAGGGCGACGAGTTCGACTACGAGCTCGGGTCCGGCGCGTTCGTGCGCCACAAGCCGCTGCTCAACGGCAAGGATCGCCGCATCATCGGCGCATGGGCATGCGCGACGTCGAAAACGCTGCCCGCCGTCGTCTCCGTCTTGGGCGTCGATGAACTGCTTGCCGTCAAGGACAAGTCACCCGGCGCAAAGCGTCGCGACAGTCCGTGGAACGATCCGAACATCGGCTACCCGGCCATGTGCGAGAAGACGGCGAAGCGCCGCCTGGCGCGCTCGATGCCGCTCAACATCATGCAGCTTGCCGCGCGCATGGACGAGGCAGTCGACGAGCAGGGCCTGCCGGCGCGCATCGACCCCGTCGGCGGCGTCATCGTCGACGGCGAAATTGTCGAGCCAAGCCCAACGCCGACCGCTGATCAGCTTCTAGGTTCTCGCCCGTCTGTCGATGCGGCGGGATCGGCCGCTCCGTCTAATCCAGTCTCATCCCCCCCGGACGGAGCGGCCGACATTAAAGCGCGCATGATCGACGAGATCGGAAAGCTCGCGACGCCGACCGCATTCAAGAATTGGTGGGCGACGAACGAGGCTGCGTACAACGCGCTCTCGCCGACCGATCAGAGCGATGTCGGCAACAAGTTTTACGACGCCAGGGATGTGCTCGCGGCGTCCATAACACGTTGATGTCGAGATAGCGGACCACAAACAGGAGAATGAAATGGGCGAAATCGCTGAAATGATGCTGGACGGAACCCTATGCGCAGGGTGTGGCGAGTTCATCGGGAGCGATGCTGGCTACGCACAATACTGCTCGCCACAATGTCAGCGGGCCTCTGAGCCGAAGACGAGCACAAAACCCAAGTTCGAATGTCGGCAGTGCAAAAAGCAGTTCCGCTCGACGATAGGGGTACGACAGCACGAGCACGACAAGCACGGGATCGGCGGCAAGGCCGACCGGCTGTAATGGGCGCAGTCATGCCGAATAAGCGCGCCTAGGAGGCAGCCTTGCGTTCACGCCGCTTTAGCTCCCGTTCAACCGCCTCGCGGACGAAGGCCGTGCGGTCCTCGGATTCCTCCAATACCACTTCAATCCGATCGAATGTCCCTTCGGGAAAGCGGGCCTGCATATCCTCGCCCCAAAGTTTTTTGCGTCCCATGGCGTTATTTCTCATATGAGGTATTGACCTTGGATAAGTCATATGAGATATTGAGATCACAGTCAAGGGAGACGGACATGACCTACCGCACACATCTCGAGGGCTTCACCGGCCACTTCCAGACCGTCGAGCAGCTCAAGGCTTGGGCGCAGGCGCTGATATCTCGCTATCCCGACCTGGCCGGCAAGACCTTGAAAATCTGGAAGGCCACCCACGTTTGTAAGGACGGCTCCGGCGCCTCGTACACGGCGATGCCGACCCGTGAAATCGTGATCGGGGCGTGACATGACCTTCGATATTCCGCGCATCCGCACCGATTTCGTTTACCCGCCGATTCCGATCCGCTCGATGGACTGGCAGGCCGTCTACGACAACGACGAACCGGACGATGAGGGCCGGATGGCTGTCGGCCACGGCGCGACCGAAGCAGAAGCGATCGCTGACCTCATCGAAAACCATCCGAGGGGCTGATCATGCACCATTTCCGCGACCCCTGCATTCATTGCGGCACACCATTCGAGAAGATCGAAGTTGGCCCATGCCGCGGCGACCCGAAGAAGGCGATCCCGCTCGCCTACGCGTCACTTGGCGTTCGTTGGGATGGTGTGGAGCACTTTCGCATCCGCTTCAGCGACGGCCGCGTGCAAGAACTTCACCGGCACATCAGCGAACACGCGCCATATTGGCACTTTGCCCACTCCAAAGAGCTGACGCAGCCGCCCCGATACGACGCGAAACTGCGTGCCCCGCTAATCGCCGATGAACGGGGCACATCATGACGAATGTGAGCGAGGCCGAGGTTGCGGCGGCGGAAAAGGTATTGTTTGGCATCCGCTGGACCGGAGCGTCATCCGATATCGCTCGGGCTGTTCTTGAGGCGGCTGCGCAGGTGAAGGGGATGAAGGGCCCGGTCGCCGAAGAGCGTGAGCGATGCGCTCGGATAGCTGAGACCATCGATGTGCCGTGTAACGGTCACCCGCAAATCGACGCGCCGAGCATCACTGATGTTCGGCAGGCAATTGCGGCCGCAATCCGTAGCGCGGCCGGAATTCCGGCCACGAAAGATGACGTCGGTAATACCGACGCCATCGATGTGAACTCGCGCGAGGCCGCGCTGTGGTCCGAGAATATGCACCTCAAGTCGGAAAACGAGGCTCTGCAGGATCGGCTTGCCGACCAGCAGGCGCAATGGGGCTACACGGAGAGCATCCAGACGCTGAAGATCGAGCGGTTAACAGCGACACTGGTCAGCCTGACCAAGGACCTGCTCGCCACACTGGACGAGCCGGACACGAACGTGGAGGTCATCGAAAAGATGCGCGCCATAGCTCGGCTGGCGCTCGAACCAAATCTGAGGAAGGTGGACGATACCGCATACGAGCACCCGTACGGGTGCCCCTGTTGCGGAGGGCCGCAGTCATGAGCGGCACCGTACAGCGACTTCGAGAGTGGTCAAGGCCTGGGTGCCAATGTGCGCGGTGCTCGGTATGCCGAGATGCCGCCGATGAGATCCAGGGGCTGACTGCGGCGCTGGAGCAAATCGCCGACCCGCTAGTACTTCAAGTCGGGCCTGCAGTTGGAATGGAGAGAGCGCTGAAGATCATCGCGGAAATGCAATCCATTGCTCGCGCCACGCTTACATCCCAACAACGCGGCACCGAATGAGCACAGAACTGACGCTTTGTCCTGGATGTAAATTGTTTGTCCCGCTGTGTGACTACGATCGCCATCTCACGAGGTGCGACGGAGCAGGTCGCGCCACGGAAAATCATCTGGGGATATTGGACGACATGGACCACGAAGCAAAATACGACACCGATGCCGAATATCGGAAATCGGAGTTACGCATTCAGGCCCTTGGCGCGGCTATTTCGCGAAAGGACTGGCACGCAACCGAGCAAGCGTATGCCGCAATCCGCGACAAGTTCTACAGCCACGGCGCGGTCACGCAGGATAAACGCCAGTGACTACCGACACCCCGATGTCTCTGCCAATGGCATCCGACACGGCCCGAAGCGAAGCGCGGTTTATTCTTGAGGCTGCAACGCGCGTTGCCGAGCAGTTGGCAGGCGTCGAGGCCGCAGCGCAAGACGGTCAAGCCCGGATAAGGGCGACACAGCATTACGTCGAGGACTTGGACCGTCACGGTTCTATCGACCATCAGGCAGCGCAAGAGATTTTGCGCCATTTGCTGCGACCAGACGAATTGAAGGCGTTCGGCGTAGCAATAACCGCAGGTGACCACCAATGACTACTGACACCCGGTTCGGCGAACTTCTCGCCCGCGACATCCAAATCAAGACGATCCACGACCAAGGTCTTGAGATTGCGCGGCTAACTAAGGTGATTGAGGGCGCCAAGATGGCGCGGACAAGGCTGGAACGGTTTGCTGACGAAGCCAATGCCGGGAGGGTTCATCACGACGCACGCGAATTGAAACGGCGAGTGTGGGCTTCGTTCGCCGACTTCGACGCCGCAATAACCAGTGGTGAGCGGGCCAAATGAGCACCCGCACAAAAATAGAATGGATCGATCATAAGCGCGATCCGCAATGCGCCCCGAACCCGGCTTACCCGGAAGGGATTGATCTCGACTGCGCAAACGGCGCGCCGAGCTGCAAGATTGATCTGCCGTATCCAGCGAAACGCTGCGGCCTCTACCTAGTCGAGTGTTTGATCTGCGGCTACCGCGTCGCCTGCACGACAGCGGGGCGCCCCGACGATCCAAAATCCGTAAACATCCCCTGCAAACTCCAAGGGAGTGCCTGACCATGCGCTGCTACATCTTCGACATCGACGGAACGATTGCTGACCTCTCACATCGCCTGCCGCATATCCAGAAAACCCCGAAGGACTGGGACGGGTTTTTTGGTGCCGTTGCCGACGACGCGCCTATCGAGCACACAATCAAGCTGGCGATTGATGTGGCGCTGGCCGGCGCCAGCATCGTCTACGTCTCCGGGCGCAGCGATCAATGCCGCGCGGCCACGGAGTCGTGGCTACGCCGCCACGCGCTGCCCGATGGCAAGGTCTACATGCGCAAGCAGGGCGACCATCGGCCCGATCATCAGGTGAAGGTCGAATTGCTCGCCGAACTTCGGGCCGAAGGCCACAACCCCGTCATGGCGTTCGATGACCGGAACGGCGTCGTGAAGATGTGGCGCGAACTCGGCATCCCATGCGCCCAGGTCGCGGACGGCGACTTTTAATGCGTGCCGCGCTTAACATCCAACAGCGGGCCTCAGAATGAGCGAGCAGATGGCGGTGGAAACGCCCATGAGCGACCACGTTGCAAGATTTTGGCAGCACCTCGAAACGGAGACTGTGCGGATCCTCATCGATCTGCGGCGCGAGGTCGGCCACGATGCCCCGGACGGCCCCTCCGTATATTGGGACGGAGCATCGTTCGGGGACGATGTGGCAAAAGCTTTGGTAGCCGACCGCGTTGCAGGCCGGGAGACCGTCGCCAACTGGATGATCCTGCGCGGCTACGCCACGGGCCACGGCAACACTATTCAAGATTTGCTTTTTGAGTTGGAGGCCCAGCTAGGCGGGCCGAAAGAGCCGCCGCCGGGCGAAGGAGATTTCAGAATTCTTCAACATGAGAACGAGAGACTGAAGGAGATCATTGGCCGGATCGGAGACGCCAATGAACGCATTCGTATCGCCGCTGAGCAGGAAAAGAAGTGGGCGCGCAATCTTGTATCCGCAATTCAATTTGCCCACGCTGAAGGCTTCCAGTGGCCATCAGACCCGCTTGAAGATATGGCCGAGCATGCCAATCCGACTGACGGCGAGGATGTGTCATTGCGGACGGTGCTGCGTCAAACCCTTGAGAGCCTCGAATACTTGCACAAGAAAGTGCACCCTGATTGGGACGGCACGGCAGAGCCGTGGAGTGTCATTGGCGAGGCTCGTGCCGCGATAACCACATCACAACGGGCCGAGAAATGAACCAGATGCTTCACCGGATCGCGTGGTGGGCATTCACGCGCCGCATCGATTGGCTCGGGCTCCTGATCTATCGCTACCGATGCCCTCGCCCAATCGACGGATATAACAGCGCGCGGGCCTGTTTTAGGTCCGGCAATTGCGGGTGCAACAACCAAGCGAGGTTCATGAGCGCCTCAGATTACGCGAGGGGAAGATGACGCGCGTCGCCCCCTTCACGCAGGCAGCTATCGAGCGCGTCATCCGCGCCGTCGAGCGCCGCGGCTATAAGGTGGGCGGCGTGAAGCCTGACGGTACCGTGCTGGTCTACACCGGGGACGAGCGCCCCGAGAGTCTTTCAATCGTCCCCGCCCCGGCGCAAACTGGAGGTTCATCGTGGGACAAGCTATGACGAAAATCCGCCTCAAGTACGTTCGCGAATTCCGTGACCAGCGCGGCAAGCTTTATCGCTACGTCCGCATCGAGGGGCGCCCGCAGGTTCGCCTGCCCGGCCTGCCTGGGTCGCCGAAGTTCATGGCGGCCTATGCCAAAGCCCTCGCCGACGCGCAGACAGTCATCGGTCACGACTTCAAGCCGGGATCATTCGGCAAGCTCGTTGAGGGCTACTTCCAATCGGTTGAGTTCTCGAACCTGGGGGAGAGGTCAAAGGCGACATACCGCGGCATCTTGTCGACGCAAGTTCAGCGCTTCGGCACCGGCATGGTGGCCGACATGCCTAACACCAAGGCGCGCGAGATCATCCAGGCGATCGGCGCCAAGACGCCCGGCATGGCCAATCTTACCCGCTCCGTGCTGCTGACCGTGTTCGAGCATGCGATCAATTGCGGCTGGCGGGCCGACAACCCGTTCCGGCGAATCCCAATCTACAAGATCGGCACGCGCCACACATGGACGGATGCGGAGCTGGCCATCTACGAGAAGCGGTGGCCGCTGGGGACACGCGAGCGGCTGGCCTACGCCGTCCTGCTCTACAGCGCGCAGCGCGTCAGCGACGCTGTGAGGCTCAAGCGCGGGGATGTGCTGACCATCACGCAGCAAAAGACGGGGACTGAATTGACGCTGCCAATCCATCCCGCGCTCGCGCGCGCCATCAAGGCCGGGCCGTCGAATGGGATCTATCTTATCGGGGATGCCGCCGGCCGACCGATCAGCGCCAGCGCGCTCACGCAGATGATGTCGAAGGCGATCAGACTGGCAGGGCTCCCGAAGCGATGCGTCGCGCATGGGCTGCGCAAGGCGATCCTGCGGCGGCTGGCCGAGCACTCGGCGACTACGAAAGGCATCGCCGCTATCTCGGGGCACAAGACTTTGAAGGAGGTCGAGCGCTACACGTCGCAGGCCAATCAGGCCATCATGGCGATAGCCGCGATGGCTCTCTTGCCGGACGAAGAGGGAACGGAGACTGGCTAGCGCGACCGGCTAGCGCATTTTTTCAGATCAGATAGGCGAGACAAAACAAATGCTTAACACGCTGCTCCGATTAACAATGTCTTATAGACTTTGTGAGCAATCGCAACGACTTGGGGTGGCTAGCCATGCCGAATAGCCCCATTGAATCGTCAAAAGAAATCATCGCAGTGGCTAGCGCTTTGCGCATCTTTGTGCGCGGTAAACCTCGGCATATTCGCGACGCAGCACACAACATCATCGCGGGTTTCCGGTCGGTCGCCGCCGGACGTGCCGGGCCGCACACCTATCGAATGCTCGGCGAGAACGTCGAACGGCTGGGAGGGAAGTGATGTTCATCTGGACCGTTCAGGACATCGTCAACGGCATCGTCCTGCTGTTGATCATTCTGTTCTTCGCCCTACTCGGATTGGTGATGCTGGGCGAGAAGATCCAACGAAAGCTCAAGGCGTGGAGAACGCCGCGATAGAGAGACGGAACCGTCAGTCTAACGATATCAGACAGATAAAAGTCACTAGATGGTTAATTTGCGGCCACAAGCCGCCAGGATGGTGAGGTAGGAACAATGGGCAAGCGAGTGATATTCGAGCTTTCGATGCCGTCGAACAACTCGTGGAACGGCAAGTGGAGCGGAGAAAGCGAGACCTATACGGTCATAAAGACACTCCCCGTTGCAAAAGCCGGGGCGCTGAAGTCTCGGTACACCTACAGCTTCGGCGACGGCTGGGTTGCCGCCGTGCGCGTGCGAGGGGCGGCGCCGCGCGAGAGGGCCACCAACCGCTTCTGCGGTTACGAGTGGATGATCGACAGCATCCTCAAACGGGACGCGATCACCGCGGACTGACCAGCTATGGGGCCGATAGCGGGCCACAACAGGAGAGACGAATGCAGAACCCAATTCCCTACCCGCTTCGGGCGGCCAAGCTGAGCCTATCGGTCAATCCTTTCGGGTTCTGGCTGATGCCGTCGTGGTTCCACAAAAGCGAACTGACAGAGCGTGCGAGGGCTGACGGCGCAACGATCTGGTGGGTGCGCTGGCTCTGGTTTCAGATCAGCTATTCGCGCTGGGTGTGACCCGCTTTCCGGAGATGAGCGCCATGGACCTACGGCGATCCGAAGAAATGAAACGGCGTTGGCACAACGGCGCCGTCGGAGCGAGGCATTGCGACTATTGCGGCGGTCGAGTGCGGATTTTCAAAGGTCTCGGGCGCATCTGCTTTGTTTGCAAGCTCGATCCGAATTACAAATTCGACATGCGAATAGTGCACGAGATGCGCCGCGTTCTTGGGGAAGCATCCCGCTAGGGCTGCGGCCGGTCGCTGCGCCGGTCCCGCTCAGCCATCGCCAGCCGGTTTATCACGTCGCGCAGCAGCCCCTCGATGCCGACCAAGCGCCCCTCCAGTTTGATCTCAGACTGCGCCTGCAGATAGCGAGCATTGTCGACCGTGGTGCGCAGATCGCCGGCCGTCTTCTCGACCGACGCAATGCGCTGTTCATGATAGGCGACCGCCGACTGGGTCTGGCTGACGTCGCTCTTGATGCTGGTGGTGTACACGACCATGCCGATCAACAGCGCGACCGCCGAGATCGAGATGCCGGTATTGAGGTTCAACTGCGGATAGCCGTTCGTCGTGGCACGGTCCTCCGCGTCCGGGGAAGTTGTCACGCGCTACCTCCGAAGAGGAAGGCGCCTGCGGTATATTTAGTTCCAGTCATTGCGCTTGCCCTCGCAAGTGTCGTGATGGTGGTGGCCCTCGGGCCGATCACGGGGTGCCTCGGTTGCCCACCAATCGGGGCGCCCCACAGGTTAGATTCCAGTGCCCTCACGCATCCCACCACCTCCCCGGTTCGTCATCCGTGAACATCCCGAGCGCGAGGCATACGACCAGCACCAGCGCGATTACAATCATGGCCAGCGCCTCAGCCGAGCGCACTGGACGAGGCCAGGCGTCATGACGAGCAATGCCGCGCCGGTCAGCACGAGCCAGCCAAACGGCGTCAGGATGGCGTACAGCAGGCCGGTGAAGGTGATTGCGATAGCACCGACGATCACGCCGACGACAGCGGGCACGATAAGGTCCATCACATCACCTTCCGCGCTCGTTTGAGCACCTTGCCAGTGTACCAGTGCCCGCGAAGCTCGCGGCATTCCCGCGCCGTCAGGCCGTGCACCCAGTCGCCGTCAAGTTTCAGGCACGCCGGGTAGAACGAGGCGGAATGCGCCGGGCGCGAAAACCACACCCCGAGGATGATGCAGACCACGATCGTGCCGCCCCATAGGAAGCCCCAGAGCCAGCCGATTGTCTTGTCGGGAGTGGGCCCGCTCATGTTGCCGCCTCGACGAGGTGTCATATCCGGCCCAGCAGCACGAGGATAAGAATGATCACGATCACCAGCCCGAGCCCGCCGCCACCGTAGTATCCGGTGCCGTACCAGTTCCCGCCGCCGATGCCGCTGAATCCGCCCAGCAGCGCGATGACGAGAATGATGAGGATGATGGTGCCGATTGACATGGTTGCCTCCTGTGCAGCTAAGTCGCAGCAGTCGCTGGCCGGCGCGGATTGAGCGCAACGTATCCGCCGATGATCATCATCAAGAACCCAACGCCCGCGACGATGATTGACCATAGATCGCCGGCACCTTTTGCCTCGCTGGCTCGACGACTGAGAATCTCCGTGATCTCATTCAAGCGACGTTCGGTATCCTTGAACTTCGCATCACCCTCCGCGCGCGTCATCAACAGTAACTGTTGATCGCGCAGCGTGTTGCGGAATTCATTGACGCTGTCGAAGCGCTTTTCCGCTGCGGTCTCAGCTTTCTGCACAGCCTCTTTCGCTGCGATCAGCGCGGCCTGGACGGCACGCTCGGCGGCCGCCAGCGCGACTGTGGTCGACTTCTCCTGCGCCTCAAAACGCTGGTTGAGATTGACCAGCGCAACGGCCAGCGCCTTCTCTTGAGCATCAAAACGCTGACTGTATTGACGATCGCGCTCCGCAATGACGGCCATCAACTGATTGATCGTGACCGGCTCAGACGAGACCTGCGAAGTAGATGGCGGCGACGGAGTCTGCGCAAACGCAAGCGATGGCGCGAGCAGCAGCGCCAACGCTATGATTTGCGGACGAAGGTGCATCAGTCTTTCTCACCCTCTTCCTGCGCGGGAAGCGGGGCGTGGATGCGAGCGCGCAATTCGGCAATCTCCGCGTCGAGCGCCGCAAGCTTATCCTCGCTCGGCAGACCGTTGGCGAACGTGTCGCGGATCGAGATGATGTTGCTGGTCACGTTCTTGCCTAGCGCGATGGCAGCCTGAATGGCGTCGATCGCGTTAGCCACCGTGGAGGCGTACGGGATCAGATTGACGCCGGGCAGGCTTGCCGCGCCTTTGACGGCGTTGGCGACGTTGTTGAAGGCTTCGAGCAGCAGGCTGAGATTCGAGGGCATGTGCGGCGCTCCTTACTTGGTGATGGCGGCGCTGGTGGCCGCGCTCTGGAAGTTGAGCACCGCGGCCCATGCCTCTCGCACGACCGACACCGCGCTGACCGTTGGGTTGACGGCAATGAAGGAGTCGGCCTTCTGGATCGCGTCGAACGCCTTGTCGTCGGCCTTCTGGATCGCAATCATGACCCGGCGACGGTATTTGCAGAGTTGTTCGGCAACCGGATCGGCCATCAAGTCCTTGTAGGACTTGAACGGAGCGGTCGGGTAGCAATAGGCGCGGTAGGAATCCGCGATCTTGAGGATGCCGTCGTAGCCCTCTTTGACCTGATAGATGTTCACCGGCTGGACCGGATTGACGATCGGCGCCGTGATCGACGTGCCACCCTTGAAGACGGATGTTGCATTCGGATCCAGCGTAAGGCACCCGCCGAGCGCAAGCGCGCCGACGAGAGCGAGAAGGGTTGCGAGACGTTTCATTGGACGGCTCCTTGGTTGGCGAGCTTGGTGGCGTCAGACGAGCCGGCCGAGGCGACAAGCGGGCCCGGGATGGATTTGGCGAGCGCGACCCCCTCCGGCGTGCTCGTGGTGATGACGCCCTTGACCGGCGAGCCGGGGTCGGCGGCAACCTGCGCCATGTCGGCGGCGATGTTCTGCGGACGGTTCTTCCACCAGCCGATAAGGTAGGCCGGCAACAGCGCGAGCGCGGGCGCCAGCACCGCGACGTCGGAGCCGGTAAGCCAGCCCTTGGAGGCGGCCTGCGTCAGCAGCCATGTGACGATCACCAGGAACGTGCGGTCAGCTACGCCAGAAGTTTGCGGGCTCATTTACGAATTGCCTCCATGGGGGTTGACGATCGAGTAGCCGACGATGCTGCGGTCATGGATGCGGATGCGGCCGCGGCCCGAGTTGGCATCCCAGACGCGCCACACGCTGCCGCGCACATGCGCCAGCAGTTTGAAAACATGGCCAGACCGAGCGGCCACCATGCCGGGCGCCGCATGAGCTCGCGGGAAGACGCGCGCCCAGGTCACCGCCTGGTTCAGGTTCGGCGTCGTGACGATCTTGCCAAACAGATGCAAGCTTAGCGCGCAGCCGCAGAACCGATGCGGGCAGCCCGCCGGACGCCCGCCGATGACGGCCGCCCTCGCCTCCCGCCATGCACCGCCAGCCACGCTCAGCGGCTCCACAGTGCCCGGCTCGGCGAGCGGACGCGGCGCGGGTATAGGCACATGGCGCCATTTCTGCCGGCTCACAGGCGGGCGCTTGCGGGTCGGGTAGAGATGCCGCGCCTTGCCGGCCCGCTTGCGCTGACAGGCAGGCGGCGGGCACCGGGCCATATTCGCCACGTCGGCGCCGAGCTGCGCGCTGCCGTAGCGGTCGCCGACGAACTGCGTCACGGGCGGATAGGGCGAGGGCCTGGCCTGCGCGGAGAGAACCGAAAGGGCCAGGATGACGGCGGCGAGGGCTGCTTTCATGCCCCGACGTTGCGGCGGTTGTTGCTCCCTCGCAACGCACTGAGGGGTTGGCAGGCGCGGGAGGCGGCGCTACCGTAAGACGATCAGGGAGGCGATCATGGGCTACAGGTACTGCAGGGGGCAGCGCGTGGAATGCATCAGGCGCCACGATGAACCGGTGTTTGAGGATCTGAACGTCCCGGAAGTCGACGAGCTATATTTCGTCCGCGCCATCGATCCCGCCGGCGGTCTCCTACTCAGGGAAATCGTGAACGACCCCGTCGGGGCGAAAGAGCCATCGTTCCCGCCCGATCGCTTTCGGCCGCTCGCGGATTTCACCGAGGTGGATCGCGTGCACTAGCGCCCGGCCTAGCGACACGGCACCGTGCTGAAAAAAATCTCGCCATTGCGGCCGCAGGCGTATTGCGCATTGGCCTCGACCGCCGTGGCCTGCCGTGCCCCGGGAAGGTGCACGCCGCCCGCATTCACCTGAATCTTCGGCTGGTTCAAAAACGACAGCGACCATGACGGACCGTCGCTCGACATGCGCGCCTCGTTGTTCGCGCCCCATGTGACGGCTTGATTGAGCCCGAGGGAGATGGCGTTGAAGTTGTCGATGTTGGCGCCCTTGCTGTCGAACAGCGCGCCCATGTAATTGCCGAGCCAGACATCCCCGCGCTTGAAGTGCGCGGCGCCTTCCGTGATGGTCACGAACCGATAGCCGTGCTCGCAGTAGATCGAGGGGTCTGGCCGGCACTTTGCCGCGATCACGGCCGAAGCGCGCTTGTTGTACAGGTCGGTCCCGAATGCCTCATAGGATATTTCCAGCGGCTCAATGCCCTCGGTCGGGTTGCTCTCGCCGGTCTCTTCCTTGGCGACGATGGCGATGCCGAACGTCGGCCCCGATCCGCGCTTGGACGCAATGATGTCGAGCGCAGGATTCCAGCCCGTGTTCGAGTAGTTGTAGTGGCGGATCGCGACCGTGTGCTCGCCTTGATTATTGTTCACGCCGATCGTGTTCTCGATCGTGACCGCACCGTGTCCGCTGCCGTCCTGGGCGCCCCCGGTCGCACCCGTGGAATTGCGCGCGATGTAGAGCGTCTGGCCTTTCTGACCTGTAAGGGAGCCAGTCAGGATGTTGCGAAATACCAGCGACGACGCGCCCGCGCTCGCATCATTTGTGCAATCCATGCCGGGCCCCCAGTAGCCGCCGGCGTTGGCGCTGTAGCAGGGAATCGTTTGTGCTTGGGCGATGGAGGCAAAGATCGAGAACAGGGCCGTGCAGATCAGTCGCTTCATGGTTCAGGTTCCGTAATGTTCAACGACCCAGATCCCGCCGGAGCCCCCGGCCGCACCGGCCGCGCCGCTGGTGCCCGCCGTGCCCGCCGTGCCGGCCGCGCCAACCGCATACGTGTAGGTTGCCGCAGGCGTGCCAATCTGCACTTCGCAATACGCGCCCGCGCCGCCGCCGGAGCCGCCTGCCGATCCGCCATTGTTGGACCCGCCGCCGCCGCCGCCGCCACTGTTCGTCGCCCCGGCCGTAGCGCCAGCGCCAGCCGGACCGCCGCCGCCATTGCCGCCGAGTGCGCTGCCGCCAGCCGTGCCGCCGGAGGTCTGCGCCAAAACGATGCCGGCGGTGCCGTTGCCGCCCGCGATGGCGATATCGCATGTGCCGGTGCCGGCGATCGTGCCGCCCGCGCCGCCGCCAGATCCGGACGCAAACCCAAGGCTGCCGCCGCCGGCCTGATAGACGGGCGTCGTGCAAGCCGCGCCGGTCGTGTTCCAGCAGGTGTTTCCGCCTGCCCCGCCGTTGCCGCCGGTCGTGCCACCACCACCGCCGCCGCCGCCCGCGCCGATCATGCGGATCGTGATGTAGAGGACGTTGGCAGGCGTCGTGTAGGTGCCGCTGCCGGAGAGCAGTTTTTGCACCGTCGGCAGCGTCTGGCGCGCCGTCGTGAGCCCAACGGTGACGGAGGAGCCGCCGGCCGAAACGGCAATCCCGGTGCCCTGCGCGATCGAGAGACCACCGGTCAGGCCGTTAAGCGATGACACCCCCGCCGTGCCAGCCGCGCCGACGGCGCCGACGGTGGCCTTTTTTATCGCCGTGCCAGCGCTGTCATAGATGATGACGTAGTCGTTCGCCGCGTCCGGGGCGGCCTTGTTCGTCAAGCCGGTGATCGTGGTCGTCGCGAAGGTGAGCGCGCCGCCGATATTGGCCGCACCGTTCACGTCGAAATCGAACGCGCCTGGCGTCTTGTTGATGCCGACACGCGCATTCGTCGTGTCGAAGTTCATGATGCGCGTCGTGCCGTCGGCCTTGGTGACCTGCAGCGCGGTCGTGCTGTCGGCGGTGGGGAATATCTTGCCCGACGAGAGCTTGATGTCGGTGAACTGCGTCAACGCCGAGAAGATGTTTGAGCCGGAGAAGGTCTGCGACGTGTCGCGCGTCGCCAGCGTGCCCGAGGTCGGCAGCGTGACGCCGGTCGAGCCGGTCGTGGTCAGCGTGATCGCGTTGCCGCCCGCGGTGGTGAAGTCGGCCGCCGTCGTGATGTTGCCGGACAGGCTGACGGTGCGCGGCGCATTGTTGACCGTCAGAGTCAGCGTGCGCTGCGCCGTCAGGTTCTCGGTGTTGGCCAGCACGAGATCGAACGCGCCGGTGCCGGTCGAGCGGATGCCGAGATTGGTGATCGCCTGGTGCGTGCCGCCGTTGATCGTCGGCGCCGTCAGCGTCTTGTTCGTCAGCGTCTGCACGGCGGCGATTGTCGCGACCGTGTCGGACGTTCCCGGGAAGGCGAACGAGGTGCCGTCCGTCCCGGTGAAGGTCAGCGAGTTCGACACCGTGAGCGTCTTGGCGGCGGCGATGGCCAGCGTGAAGGCGTCGCCGCCGGCGATCGTTCCGCTGTTGTTGACCGTGAGGGTCTTACCGTCGACGCCGGCGAAGGTCGTCGACGCGCTGTGCGTCGCCGTCTTGCCGGCCGCGATGGCGAGAGTGAACCCATCGCCACCCGCCAGCGTGCCGGAATTGTTGACCGTCAGCGTCTTGCTATCGACGCCCGCGAGCGTGAGCGAACTGTTGATGGTCAGTTGCTTGTTCGCTGACACCGCCAGCGTCGCGGTGCCCGTGGTGGCGGAAATCGTCAGGCCGTTGATGGTGGTCGCGGTGACCGCGCCGAGCACGGGTGCGGTGTCGAACACCAGCTTGCCGGTGCCGGTCGCGCCCGTCGTGGTCACGCCCTCGATGGTCTGGTGACCGGTGAAGACGTTGGCCGCATCGGTGCGCGCGATCGTCGCCGACGTGGTCGGGAACGTCATCACGGTGGAATCGGTCCCGGCCAGGGTCAGCGTGTTGCTGACGATGAGCTGCTTGTTGGCCGCGATCCCGAGGACGGCGCCGGCCGCCGGCTGGATCGTCACGCCGCTGTCTTTCAGCACCTTCCCGGTCGTGCTGCTGAAAGTCGGAACGTGGTCTATGACGCCAGATGCCGGGCCCGTAACGTCGCCCGACCCGACAAGGCCGCCGTCGAGCAGCAGCGTGCCGCTGGTGTTGCCGAAGGTCGCGATATGTCCGACGACCGAGACGTTCGGCCCGACCACGTTCGCGGTGCCGCTCGAGCCGGCCGCGCAGGTCAGCGGCAGCAGCCCGGTCGCGTCCCAGCATAGAATGCCGCCCGCGCGCGAGGCCGCAGGCTGGAGGGATGAAATCGTCTCACCTGGCTGACCCTGGATGGTCCGCCGCATCGCGTCCCAATCCTCACGGTTCTGCGCCGTGAGGTCGGTGATCACCTGGTTGAGGTCGCGTGCCGCGACGCCGCGGTTCTCGGCGAACTGGCTGGTGCGGCGCGGCCGCCGGGCGCCGGTGATCTGCAGCGTGCCGGTGCGCGCCGAGGTCAGCGTGATCGTCGCGTCGGTGATCGGGCGCGGGATAGTGGCGAGTGGGCCGGTGGCCGAGGACAGCGTCCAGTCGGTCACGCCGGTCAGCACGGTGCACGGGTTGAGGACCGCCGCGGTGCAGAGTGAGACGGTCAGCCACTGCGAATAGTCTGTACTGTCACCGTACAGGGCAAACGGAATCGAAAATGGCCCGGTCTGCGCGGTGAGGCTGTAGGCGATGCGCCGCTCGGTATCCGGCAGCGCGGGGACTGGCGGCGGCGCCTGCGCGAAGGCCGGCGCGAGCGCGAAAAAAGCCGTGCCCAGCAGAGCGCCGAGCACGGCAAGTCGCGGGAGGAGGCCGTTCAACATGACGCGCGGACGGTCGGCCGATCATGCGGCGTTCGCAACGCACTGTAGACATAGCCCGCACCCCGCTAACCTAGGCACTAGGGTGCCGGGTCATGGGCTGGGGTTGTGGCGCGTATCCTCCGGCTACCCATTATCGCTGGGCCAGACGCTAGGCCAACTGAACGCAGAACAAAGCCCGTTGGCGGCAGATTGTGCCATTAAAGGCCGGAGTTACCGACAGCCCTCCCGCCCGATATGGGGCGAGGCAACCGGGCCGTCGCGGCTGGGGTGCAGACACCGCGCGCTTGATCTCCGGAGCGTCCGGACCCGGCGAGTTTTTGTTGGCTGGCTCAATCGGCGGCTTCGCCGGGCTGACGAAATTAAGTTGCGCGCAATGTGAGCATCGTTTACATGTTGCGCGTCGATCCGAGTTTTCGTCGAAGCCGTTTCCTCGGATCAGCGCCGGCAGGTCTCGCTAACCTGGCCGGCGCAACCTTTTTCAGGCACCCGGCAATAGGTCGCAACGCACTCTCAGTTCGCCGCCGCCTCTGCGGTGGAGCGCTGCATCTGCCGCCCGGCGCGGCCGATCTGCACCATGTTGAAGTACAGCGAATCTATCAATTGCCGCTTCTCGTCGCCCGGCATGTCCGGATATTTGTAGATGTCGCGCACGAGGTGCGAGTGCTCGGTCAGCGTCTGCTTGATCGCGTCGAGCCGCATGAACATCTGCGGGCCGCCGGCATCCTGGATGCGCCGCATCGCGTCCGTGTCGCCCTCCTTGGCGCGCGCCATCCAGGTGTCGAAGAACCGCTTCTGCTTCTCGTGGTCGTCATAGAAATCCTGGATCGATTGCGTCCCGGCCGACGGGTAGCGCACCGCGAACGCCTTGACGAACGGGATATCGGCCAGCGTCGGGGTCGGCGTGACCGGGTCGGGCAACTGGCCGGCCTTGCGCAGCGCCAGGTCGGCGGCCTGCACCATGTACATGCCCATGCCGCCGGTCCATGAGCGGATGTAGTTCTCGATCAGGATCGGGCTGGTGAGCGCGCGCGCGCCGGGCCCGACCACAACGCCGGGCGTCACCGCGGCGTCGCGTATGCCCGGGAACGCCGAGATCATCTGGCCGAGCTTGCGGCTGAGCTGCGTGGTGTACGGGGTATACTGGTATTCCGGCAGGTGCTTTTCCATGTCGGCCGGGATCAGGGTGCGGTCGGTGAAGGTCGAGCGATTGGCGAACTGCTCGATCATCGGCTGGATCGCGGTCGGGATGTAGCTCGGCGTGAAGGCCTGCACGATCGATTTGGACAGATCGTCGTAGGCCTCTTTGCTGCTGCCGATCGTATGGTCGAGCACGCGCTCGACACCGGAGCCGAATACGACGCCAAGCTCGAACGGCTTCGGGATGCGCCAGATCGATCCGTTGTTGAACTCCAGCTTGCCGCCTTTCTCGCGGATCAGATAGCCGGGCTTGGTGCCGGCGTCGTGCGCATCGATCGGCTCCCACTTGTCGGTGGGCACGATCCAGAACAGGTCCTTCTGCCAGTGCGGCAGTTCCTGGTAGCGCGGGTCGTCGTGATTGGCCCACCACAGCAGGATCGACGGCACCGTGATGCCGCCCGCCACCTTCAATGCCGTGTTCACCGGCCGGTCGATGAAGCCGCGCACGATGCGGTCGACGCCCTGGATCTGCGCGTTGGCGAACGCCGTGACCATGTTGTAGGCGCGCATCTTGGCGCCCATGCGGGCGAAGTCGAGCGTCACCTCGCGCGCGGCGAAGGCGGCGGACTGGATTTCCGCCTTGCTCGGTCCCTGCACCGCTTTTTTGAACTCGCCGACGCGGGTCGCATTCTCGATCAGTTCGGACACCATGCGCAGCCCGCGCCACGGGCTGTTGACCACATTCCAGCCGCGTTCCATCAGGCCGGTCTCACCCGATAGTTTCGTCAGGCTCTCCTGCAGATAGGAGCGGTCGAGCGCCACCATAGTGCTGTTCGCGCCGCCGCCCTTGACCCAGTCGCCCCAGGCCGCGTCCTCGCGCAGCACCGATTTGAGCCCGGACAGCGTGTCGATCGGGCTGAACAGGCCCTTACTGTTGACGAACGCCGTCATGAAATCGCGGATCAGGTTGCGCGCGATGAAGTCCGGAATGATGGTGGTGCCGGCGCGCAGGCCCTTCGCAGGCAGCGCGAAGATGCGCGTCAGCATGCCGACCGATTGCCGATCGATGCCGCGGAACGCCGCGACCAGGTCGGGATCGTTGACCGCTACCTCCTCACGCACGCCATTGCGGTACGCGCGGATCACATCGCCGTCTTCCGCGACGCCGCGCTGCACGAACTCGGCGAGCGCGCCCGGATCGCTGACGCCCTGCTCTTTCAGATACCCGGTCAGCTCCGGATCGGCTTTCACCGGCGCCTTGGTCTCGGCCTTGAAGCCCTGCTGCTTGAGCGCGTCGATCAACTCGATCCCGGCCGCGTTGCGCTCGGCGATCGAGATATAGGCGTAGGTATTCTTGATCACGCTCTCCAGCGGGTCGAGGATGTCGCGGCTCGACCCCTTGATGCGCTTGATCGGGTCGCCGGGTCCCATGCTCGATCCGGCGCCCTTTCCTTTCAGCGGGCTCTCGTCCATGACGCGATAGAACGGCACGAAGTTCTTGTTCGCCTCAAGCATGGCGGCGTGTCCCTCCTTGGAGAGCACGCCGGAATCGCGCAGGTAGGCGGTAAGCTGGTTCTGATAGTCGACGAGTTCGCGGAACGGCTGCTCGAACTGCTTGCGGCCCTCCGCGACGACGGTGCGCGCGGCCTCAAGCCCGGACGAAATCAGCGGCGGTGCGGTCACCGTCGGGCCGGTGTCGAACCCGCTCTTGATGCCCTTCGCCTCCAGCTCCAGCGCGCGCGCCGATGCCGCATAGGCGCGCAGCCCGTCGAAGTCGTTCTTCACCGGCGCGAGGATGTCCTTGAGCGGCTTGCCGACGTCGGCGAACGTATTGAAGTCGAACGTCGCGTGGTTGAGGAAATAGTCGGACTTGCCGAACTGCCCGCGCGTCAGCCGCGCCAACTCGTATGCGTTTTCGCTCGCCGCCTTGAGCGGATGCAACTCGTCGACCGCGTCGGTGTAGAGCCGCGACCACGACCACGGCCGCTGTGCCTCGCCCTCGCCGACGCTGATCTTGTCCAGGATCGTCTTCTGCGCGTCGCTGTAGGACGGAGGCTCCGGCACTTTCGGCGCGGGCGGCTCCGGCGGTGCAGGCGGCTCGCCGCCATAAGGCATGTCCTTCGGGTCTTTCGACAGCAGGCGCTGCGCCACCACGGGATCGGACTGCGCGTCGTGCGCGACCTCGGCGGGCAGGCGGCCCTGCTCCTCATAGGTCTTGAGCAGCTTCTCCTGCACGGGCAGCGGCGCGTCGCCGCCGGTTGCGGCTTTCGCCGCAGTCGCGAAGTCCGCCGAGTTCGGCAGCCCTCCAACCGGAACGTCATGGATTTCCGCGCCTGTCGGGGTGCGCTCGATCCGCGCCAGCGTTTCGCCTTGCGCGACGCTGAGGCCCGACGTCTTCGCGGTCTGTGTGGTCTTGCCGAGCCGGCCGAACGCGACCAGCGCGCCGAGGCCGATCGCCTTATCGATGCCCTCGTCGGTGGTCAGGTCCAGATTGCCCTTGGCGACTTCGCCCGGGATCTCGGCCGTCTCCTTCATCGACTTGAGAAACTCCATCGGGTATTTCTGGACCGTATCCCACAGCTTCGCGCGGCCGTCTGGCGTGGAAAGCAGGTTGATGCCCTGCGGGATCGTCTGCAGCAGCCCGCCCTCGCGCTTGCGCGCCTGGTTACCGGCCTCGATGCGGTTCTCCAGCGCCTGCGGGATTTTATCCGGCGCGACCACCCCTCCGGTGAAATAGGCGTCGATCTCGTTGTCCTTGAACCCGCCGGCGGCGAGCGCATTGCGGCGCTGCTGCGACCACGCGGCGATCTCCTCGGAACTGTACCCGGCCGCCTGCAAGGCATCGAGCGGGCCAGCCATCACAGCCCTCCGGTGCGCTTGAGATATGCATCCGGGGTTTCACCGGGCTGCCGCGCCGGTCGGGGTGCGCCACCCGCACGCAGTCGATCCGCCGCGTTCTTGATCGACTGATCGATCGTGGTCTGGTACGGCCGCAGCACCTCCGGCTTGCCGAGAAAGTCCGGCTTCGACGGGTCGAACAGATCGTAGGGGCTTTTGCCCGCCTTGCGGTACTCGTCGACTTTGCCGTCGACGAAGTGCTGGAACGCGTACATCTGCAGCTTGCCGCCCTGGTCGATGTGCCCCATCAGCGGGTTCGACTTGTCGATCGTGGCCTTGACGGCCTCGGAGAACTGATGGCGCGTCGTGGTCAGCTTCTCGCCTTCGGGGGTGCGCGCCTCCTTGAACCGCGTCTCGAGCCACTCCTCGTCCTGCCGCTTGAGATTGCCGTTGATGTAGGCGGTGCGGATTTGCGCCAGATCGGTGAGTTTATCCGGGTCGCCGTCGGGCAGGTTCATGCGCCGGAACAGGTCCATGGAGTTCGTCTGCGAGACCTGCGCGAGCGGCTCGGGCATGCCGTCGCGCTTGATCCAGCCGAGCATGCGCATCTTCGCCTCGGGCGACATGTTCGGATTGGTCTTGATGTCGTTCTCGGTGATCGTGGGCGTTGGGCTGGCCGCGTCCCGGATGATCGCGTCTTCCTGCCGCTCGTCGCCGATCTTCTTCGCCTTGTTGGCAAGGTTGATGCTGCGTTCGAGATTCTGGATGTGGTCCTTGATCGCCTTCTGGCCTTCGGCGTAATCGAGTTGACGCTGAACCGGATCGACGCCCTTCTCCTGCAGATGCGAGTCCAGCGCCTCCTGCGCGGCCTGTACGCCGCCAGCCGGGTTCTGCAAAATCTGGTTGATGCCGGCGGTGTAGCGCGCCGCGCCGACGGTCAGGTCGAACTTCTTGAGCCGCAGCGCCGCGACGTCCGGGCTCTCGCCGAGCACCGGGTTCTGCACCCGCAGCTTGGCGGTCTTGACGTAGTCGTCGATCAGGCGCTGGACCTGCGGGTCGCCCGGCTTGGCGCCGGACTGGATCAGGCTGATCGCATCAGTCGCGGTCGACTCCATCCGCGCGGTCGTGCCGGTGTCGAACTGGTGCTTGATGTTGCGTTGCTGCTCCAGCACCAGAAATCGATAGTTCTGCGTCGTGCTGTTGTCGATCGACCGCTCGAGCATGGCGCCGACATCCGCGCCGGCCGCCTTGGCGAATTCCTCAACGTGTTTCTTCTTGAATGCCGCCGCCGCTTCCAGATAGCCGTCCGGGTTGTTCTGGAATTGCTTGCTCAGCACCAGATCCTGGCGTTTCGCCTCGGCCTCTCCCATCGAGAGCGCCGAGAACTTAACTGCGCTGTGAAACGCAATCGCCGCGTCGCCGACGATCGGCGCCTGCGCGACCACCAGATTGCCGTCGGCGTCGCGGGTCACAGCCTGATAGCCGGCCTGCTTGGCGTAGAGCTTGGCGACCTCGTTCGTCTCGTCCGAAGCCTTGGACAGCGTGTTGGCGACCTCGCGCAGCGGGGACGGCAGTTCAAGCAGATGCGGCGTGGCGACCTGCGGCGTGGCGACCTGCAGGTCGGCGACGCGCGGCGTCGGCAGCGAGGGCGCGCGCGGGGCGCGGACTGATCCGGGATCGATTTCCATGCTGGGGAGTGCGCCGGCCATCATCCACCCCCAGCGCCGGAGCCGAACGCCTTGCCGATCCCGCCGAGAATATCGGTCGCGGCGTTCATGTAGCCCATCGTCACCGCGGTATCGCCGAGGCCATGCGCGGCGTCGGCATTGTATTGGCCATAGAGGCGCGTGGTGTCGGCGTTGAACTTGCCGTATTTCTCGGCGGTCGCGGCATTGTATTCGCCCATCGCCTTGGCGCTGGAGCCCTGGGTCAGCGCAAAGTCAGAGGCCTGGCGCAGATATTCGGCCGCCGCGCGCTCCTCGCCGACCTGGCCCTTGATCGAGGCGACCGCGGCGGTCCGGTTCATGTTCGACACGCCGGTGACGTCGCCCATCAGCGCCGCCGTGGTCGGTGAGGAGAGGTCCGCGCCGCCGGCCGCGCGCATGGTCGAGATGTTGCCGAGCGTGGTCGAGAGAGTCCGGCGCGCCGCCGCGTCGGTCATGCCGGCCTGCAGTTCGCCGAAATCGGCAGCGGTCTCGTGCTGCGAGGCCTGCATCGTGTCCTGCGCGGACGTGATGCCGAACTGCGCCTCTTGTTGCGCACCCTGATAGCGGTAGTTCGTGGCCGCGCTGGCCGCCTGCAGTTCGTAGTTCGTCGCCTTCGCGCCGCTCTCCAGCAGGGCGTTCTGCGCCTTGACGTCGTACTCCTGCTTTTTGGCGTAGCCCGACGCGACGTCGGACCCGGCTTTCATGCCGAGCGAGGCGACCGATGCGCCCGCGCCAACAGCAGCAATCGTGCCGGTGATGCCCACGTCAGTCTCCGATCTTCATCGTGTAGACAACGTCCTGCGGCTTGAAGCCGATCCGCTCGAACAGAAGCCCGTGATTGTGTCCGACCTTTGTGCGCAGCGACATCAATTGCACGCCGCGCCGCTGCATTTCCTCTTTGGCCGCAGCGAGCAGGCGCAGACCGACCGAGCCCTTGCGGTGATCGGGATGCAAGAAATGTATGTCGTCGATCGCTGATTTGACGTGGACATAGTGCGGATGCATGCAGATCATCATCACGACGTAGCCGATCAGCGTTCCCATGTGCCGCGCCGTGATCACGCAAAGCTTGTCGGCGCGCTCCAGCGTCTCGTACATCGCCAGGTCGGGATTGATGGTCAGCAACTCCTTGTGCGGCGCGATCTCGTCCCAATGCAGAACCAGAAGCTGCTTCGCCTCCGGGTAGACATCGGAGAACTTCTCGACTGCGAACAGCGTGCTCGGGACATGTGCGGTCATACCGTAACCTGCGCATCGAGTTCGAGGATCGTCAGCGGGCCGGGCGTGTCCTTGATGATGGCGACGCGCGGGTCGTGAAACCGGCCGATCGGGCGTATCGAATAAGCCTGCTCGCGCAGCGGCGGCGCCAGCGTCGGGTCGTCATCCTGATTCCACGCTTCGAAGCGGCGGCGCGACATGACAGTGCCGGCGGGCGGGTCGGTACGCTTCTGCGGCGCGCCCGCGATCCGGCACATCGTGAAGCCGGTCGAATTCTGCACGTGCGTCATGAAGCGCGCGATGCGGCGCTTGCGCAGGCGCTGCTGGACGTCCTGCCCGGGTTGCACCGACGGCACGAACGGTTCGAGCGTAGCGGTCCACGCCTGCCCAGCGGTCAACGTCGCGCTGGCGAAGTTCTCGCCGGCATTGTTCTGCGGAATGAGAAACCCGTTTGCGTCGATCTGATAGGTGCCCATCATACGCAGGCCGTCCATCAGATCGACCGAACCGCTCGCAAGCCAGAACAGCGGGCCCTTGCCGCCCGGCGGGGTCAGCGAGGTCGGAACGGCGTTGTAGAGCATCGCGGCGTCGAGATATTGCGTGGCGTCGATCCGTTCGACGACGTTCACGTTGGCGATGAGGCCGCGCGGGTAAAGGGCCGCGACAATGACGCCGGAGTGCCCCTTGAGCGCGGATATCCACGTCGCCGATCCCGCGCCCGACCACGGCAGCCAACCGGTCGTTTTAGTGTCGATGACACCGCTCTTGATGTTAAAGTTGCATAGGAGCAGCGACCCGTCGGAGTTGCAGACATAGAAGTAGCTTTCCTCGAACTGGTCCGACCCGCCCGGCGCCGCAATGGCGATCGGGTTATGCAGCAGATGCGAATGTATCTCGCTGATGTCATCGACGATGTACGGACGACTGTACGCGCCGACCGCCTGCACGGCCTTGATCTGCGTGCCGCCCGCGCTGACGAACACAATCGACTGCTGCACCGGGCGCGGCTGCACTTGACCGACGCCCTCCGAAAGCAATGTGTTGAACGCAACTGAGCCAGGCTTGAGCGGGGTCGCTTGGTTGATCGGAACGTAATAGATCGCATTATCGCAGAACACGAACTCCGATCCCTCGGCGCCTGGCACCACGTAATAGGCGCGCGATTTTCCCGGCACGAGCTCCTGAATGGCATTGGTCGGGGCTACATTGTTCTCGTCGGTGTACAGGTCGTTGAACACGCCAACCGCAGACCACGCGACAAGCTGCGGCAGCGCGGGGAAATCGCAGAACCCGAGGCGACTTTGGTCGACGAAGCATGAGCGCGGCCAGCCGCGAAACAGATTCATAACCTCCTCGTCCCAGACCGTGACGGGCTGCGGGATCTGGATGTCGCTGAGATAATTTGTGGCCGAACCGCTCGGCCCGGCGATGATCTCCGCGGTGGCAAAGTTCGTCGCCGTGAAGCGCTGCACCCAGATGTACGACCCGCTCGGGCCGCTATCGACCACCTGGGTGATGATCCCCTTCGCGCCCGTCGTCTGGCCGATCACCTCGTCGCCGACGCGATAGAACGTCGTCGCCAGGAGCGGAGCCGGGAAGGTCAGGATCGTCGAGGTGAAGATCGGCCCGAAGGCGAGGCCTTGAAGCTGGAACGGATTGAAATAGGCCGTGATCAGGATCTGCGACGTGATGTAGCGCATCCGCGTCCCGACCATGCCGGGAACGCAGACCGGCTGATCGAAGGTGAGAACGCCGTTTCCGTCCGGGTTGAAATTCGGCAGCATGTTCACGCCGCGCGGCGACAGCCTATAAAAGATCGTACGCTTCTGCGAGGTGCTGACGTCCTCGGCGTAGAGCGCAATCGACCACGTGCTGACCTGCGACACGCCATCCCAGGTCAGCACGCGCGGCTGCATTCCCTCGAACGTGATGTAGACCGAGAAGCGGTAGATATCCCACACGATGCTGATCGCGGTCTGGGCGGTCCACGGAAAGACCAGCCCGGAATCGAACACCTTGGCAAACGCCGCATTGTAGACGCGCACGTAGCTGCCGCCGAACACGAGGAAGAAGCTCTGCCCCGGCGACATGATCACTTCATCGACGCGGGAATTCTCCACCCCGAGGATGCGGCGCCCCGGCCGGTTTGCCAGCGCGCGCGAGGACAGCGGCCGCCAGTTGCTCATCTGGCGCGCGACGGACTTGTGCTCGGGAAGATCGTCGCCGCGCTTGATCCATGCGTCGGCCTCGCCGCCGGAAAAATCGCGCTGCGCGTTATTGGCTTTCTGCACCGCCATCGGTCACCCCAGACGGCGGGCGCGCCGCGCCGCGGTGACGCGCGAATTCCACATCGAACGCTTCGGCTTCTGCTGGTCGTAGCGGGTGCGCGCGCGCTGCGAGTAAAGCTCGCCGCTGTGCCACATCTTCTCGGCCATCACGGTGTCTTCGTGCAGGCCGCTATAGATCCCCGACATCACGAAGAACTGCAGCGCGAGCACGAACATCGGCGTCGCGCCGGTCGGGTCGGCGTTCGTGGTCGAGACGTATTTGATGGACACGATCGCCGGCGCGGACGTGCCGGTCGGTGGCGGGGGGCCACCGCGCGCGTTCAACACCAGCTTGCCATTCTCGATGTCGTAGGGCACGGCCATGCCGAGACCGGCGGCGGACGATGCGATCCGCACCCAGATCAGGTGCAGCAGGTCGCCCGGGAGTGGATAGGCAGTGTCCCACTGGGTATTCGTGGGCGCGGTCGGAGAGGCCGGCAGGTTGGCGATCACCGCGGTGGCAAACCCCCAGCCGTGATCCTCCATCATCAGCGCGAGGCCGCGCTCGTAGGCCGGCGAACAGACGTTCCACTCGTCGGAACCGTCATCCGCGACGTTGCACTGGTTATTGCCGGTGACAGCCAGCGCGCTGTTCACCAGGGTCAGCTTGTCCACCGGCCACTGCATGCTCATGGTGCCGACCGTGCGGCTCGGCGGAGGACGCCGCAACGCACTGGCGCCGCTGTGAGGGCCCGGCTCCCCCTCAGGCTTGCCCCTAGGGGTTGAGGGAGGGTAGAGGTTGGGTCATGCGGGATGTGCAGACGCCAGATTGGTCCAGAGAGGCCCCGCGCACGTTTTGGGACCCATGCCGCAAACTTCTAAAGTCTGTTCGAACGTATCAGCGGTGGGGCGGGACCTCGCCAATTGCCCGCATCGTGAGAGTGATCTCGGTTGTCCGCCACCGCTTTTGGTCGGCTGTGACAGGTGCGGATATCCCACTGAATTCAAATATCGGCGGCGGGTTGATGATCCCCCATCCGAACGGAATTGTGATTCACCCGTCTGCCGTGATTGGACCGAATTGCTTCATCCTGCAGCAAGTAACACTCGGCACTGGTGCCGCGGGTGGCACGCCAACAATCGGCGCCGGCGTCCTGATAGGAGCAGGAGCCAAAATCCTCGGCCCCGTCTTCATTGGAGATGAGGCCAAGATTGGTGCTAACGCGGTAGTCCTTGGCGACGTGCCAGCCCGAACTTCTGCTGTCGGCATCCCGGCAAAAATACTACGGCCATCTACGAAGCCATCAACTCAATCCGACGCTTGCGGGCGTTGAAAAGCTCTACTGCCGTCCAGCGCGATTGCGGAGTATCGTAGATGTTCGGATCGAAGATTGACCACGCATTCGAACCGGCCACAGACAGGAAACTCGGATACTCCGACCGCGATCCGAGCCCCACCATGTTCTGCAGGTTGATGCCTTCGTATTTCGTCAGGAGGGTGTGTCCCTTGGAGGCCGCCCGCAAAGAATTGACCTCTGCGGTGCCCGTGTAGTCGGGCGAATATCCACCCTCATAAAAGCAGAGCTTTTTGTTGTAGGTCACGCAGAGCGCGTAAAATGCTTGCCCGATTGTCTGAATGGCCGGAAGGCTATACGTGCCAGAAAGGACGCTGGACCGCACATAGCTTTCAAGCGCCGTCGCTGCGGCAGCGCCACCCCCGGCATATGTCGCCGCAAGCGTTGTTTCGGTTCCGCCTCCGTAGTATCCGGCATTCCAGTAGTTCGCGAAGGAGATGTGGGTGACGTACGTGCTCGCGCTTGAAGTCGTGAGCCTCAGTTGCACGTCGGCGCCGGTCCCGCCAAATGCCTGACACGCGCACACGATGTTGTAACGCGATCGATCGCCACCGTAGACGGTGTCCACAGCCTGTCCGATAGCGGAAAGTGTGCGACCGTACCAAGTGCAGTAAGCCTGGATCGAATTGAGCGCGCCATTGCGCAACGTTTCGCGCAGGAACGCGTAGTTGGTCCCGTTGAAGCTGAAATTCCATTCTTCGTTGACGCCCTCGAAGAAAGGAACAAGACCGGAATTGAGGTTCGCCGCCATGTAAGTGGCGTAAGACGAGGTGTAGTCCGAAATCGGATCACAGGACAAAAAGTGAGCGCACACCCAGGGATGAGCATTGACCTTGTTGCAAAGCGACACGAACACCTCGGGCGGCACCATCTGGTGCAGACCTCGCGACGTGCCGTTGGCGTTCGAAACCAGATACCCGTCAAGCGCAGAGTCGTAAGTGCAGATTGACAGAAACCCGCCTTTGAGCGGCGTATCCATGAACTGGGCCGACATTCGAACGCGGCCGTTACGGTCCAATATCTCCTTGGCTCCGGTCGCGCCCACGTTCAGGTACATGACCGTTGTTGCGGTCCCGCCGGAAGTGAACGCGCCGTAAGCAGTCGAGTCTACACTCAGCGAAATGGTTGTTGCGTCGGCTGCGGAAATCGTCTGCTTGGTGCCGTTGATCTGCGTCGTCCCGCCGACGCCGACGAGAGCCACCTTCTGGCCGACAATAAAGGTATTGGCGCCGACCGTCAGAACCGTGGGATTGCCGCGCGTGATTGCCGTGATCGTATTGCTGGGCTGATCCTTGTCAAAACTCACAATCGCACGCGACTTGTCCGCCAGCACATAGCCGGAAAGCGCCGCCGAGAAGGTGTCGCCGCTGCTCGTGCATGTTCCAGCAAGCCACTCAACCGGGAAACGATCCTCCGAATAACTCCAGTACGTGATCGGCTTGCGGTCCGACCATTTGACGATGGTCGAGAAGTTCGAATCCCCCCATCCAAGATCCCGGACGACGCCGAACTGCGCCATATAGCTCAGGTACAGCGGCGAAAATATCTCCCCCGCGTCAAGCAAGGCTTCGTCGTCCACGTGGCAGATGCGAATGTTATTCCCTGTCGGCGAGCCGAGCGCTGTGATGAAGAAATCACATCCGCCGGACGCCCCAGGTGTAACGATCGCGCGTCCATTCAGTCCGGACAGGCTTCCGCTCACCAGCGTGGCACCCGAGGGCGAGCATGTCAGGTTGCCGTCCCACTTGATGACCCAATTGCCGGGCCGGTCAGTCTGACTTGGCCCATTGAATTGGGTGTGTACGCCCCCACTGACAATCGAAGTCGGATATCCATTACTGTCAAGGATGGAACGATCAACCGGCGCCCCGCCTGTCGTCTTGGTCCACTCGCGGCCCGTCTTAAGCAAGTTGATGAACGGGTAATCACCAGTCCTAACATCGCTGGTGTTGATCTGCAGGCGTTTCCCGTTGTGGGTCATTCTAATGATAGCTCACAGCACACTTATTGCTCGCCGGCACCGCGCTGCTCGTCACCGAGAAGGAGGCATTCGTCGCCGCGATCGTCCACTCGGAGCCAAGCAGCCATGTTGTCGTGTGGTTGCCGGCCGGGGTCTCAGTCGAGGAATTGAAGTTGCGGGTATTGGCGCCGTTGATGCCGTCGATTGCGATCAGGAAGTCGCCAAGCGTTACGCCGATTGTAAACGTCTGGTTGCCGGAAGTTGCGCTATTGATTTTCGTACTGGAAGCAAGCCCGGTCATGGTCCATACATGAATGTCGCGCTCAAGGAACGCGGCGTTTGTCGTGTTGAGGGTGATCGTCTGCGCTCCGGACCCAGTCGGAACGAGTCCGCTATAGAAGGCGATGATATTGCCCCCGGTGAAAGTTGCATCTTGCGTGAGCGTCACACCATTCACGACTAGCGAAACGATCGTCGCCGACGTGTTTTGGATTACCAGACCAACAGAGACCAGCCGATCAACAGATGCGGTGCCGATGTCAATTGAGTATGTGGCGACGGTAGCCGAAGCGACAGCGCTCGTTCCCGAAGCGCGGTAGGTGAGTGTCGCCGACGCCACCGCAATAGTCTGCGTGACTGTGTTGGACCATGGACTGTAGTGGTTCGCACCGGCAACAACATGGTTGTGTCGAGCGCGGGCGTACCATGTCCCGTTAGCCAGCGCGCCGGTCGTGAACGCAGCCGTTCCAGCCAGCAGTTCAGCCGCGTCCAAGGTGTTGCTGCCGGTGCCAGGCGCAGTAAAGAGCGCGCTCGTGGACCACTGAAACTCGATGACATCATAGTTGCTGCCATCGATAGAACCGGACGCCCAAACATGTGTATCGTCGAAATCGCCCGTGAATGTCGGCGTATTGTCGGTCCCCGCCGTATCCCACGTCAGCACGGGAGCCCCAGGCGCGAGCGGGTCTCCTGCGCGCCGACCGCCGGAGCCAAGTTTCCCGAAACCTGCGCCTAGTTTGCCGAAGGGCATGGCGCTATCAGTTGTTCGTGATGACGGAAATCTTATCGCCCGGCCGCACGTAGAAATATTCGGTGCTGTCCGCGGACATGCGCGCGGACGCGGCCGTAGCGGTCGGGTTCGCGCCGATCTTGATCGAGCAGATCGCGTCCGTGTGCACGCGGATGAGCTTGGTGTCGCCCGAGAACGCGCTGGACTGGGTGGCAGAGCCGCCGATCGCGACGGTCTGCTCGACCAGCGCTGGCTGTGATGCGACCTGCAGGCCGGACGGAGCGCCGCCGGTTAGTTCGGAGACGTAGAGGGTCGCAGCGAGAAGTTGCGCCGGAAGAAAGGCGATGAATAGCAGCGCGAGCGCAATGCGGCGCATCGTAATCTCCTGCGCAGTAGTCGCGGCGCCGACTTACTTCGGCGTGGCTGGCTCGGTGGCCGGCACAGCGGGCTCGACCACGGGGGCGGCCGGCGGCGGGGCGGCGCGGCGTTTTTCCTCGGCCTCGATGTAGCCGTTCACCGCATCCATCTTGATGTCGCGCGGGGCACCGAGCCGCAGCGCGAGACCGCGCCGGCGGGCGTTTGCCATGTCACGCCAGCCGGGCGGAATCTCGGTGTTCTTGTCGGCGACCACTTCGGTGTCGGCTGCGAGCTGCGATGGCTGCACCGGCGCGGCGGCCAACGTGGCGCGGGCGGCGGCGACCTTTTCAGTCCACTCGCGCGCCTCAGCCTCGCGCTTGTCGGCCTCGTCGACGACCTTCTGCGCCTCTTCGCGGTTCTTGGCGTCCTGATCGACCTCGGCCTGCGCTTGCGGCGAGAGTGACAATTCGGGCATGTCCGCGTTCTGGCGATAGGCGTTGGTCTTTTCGACCGGCCAGGGCGTGGCCGACCACTCGGCCGGATGCCGCTGGACGGCGTTGTCCGCGTCGACGTCGTAGGGAAACTGCGTCGCGCCGCTGCCGATGTGGTAGACGGTTTTCATGACTTAGCCCTCTTTATGCGCGGCTCGCTTGCGGCTCAGTGATCGTTGTCGGCGTAGCTCAGCCACGAGGTCAGCGTGATCGACGGCGTGGTGCCGGCAATCACGGCGTAGCATTTCAGGTAGGCGTAGACCGTGTTTCCGAACAGGTTGGAAAACGGCGTGTACACGCGCAGGCCGCCCGCATTGGTCGGCGGGATCGGCAGCGTCGCGCCCATGATGGTCGCAACCTGGCGCCCGGCCGTGACCGCGGCGAAGTCGCGGAATGCGATCAGGTCGACGTTGCCGTTGCCGAACGCAATATCATTCGATGCGAACAGGCAGAGCTTGTAGCTTTCATCCACCGACGAGAAGTCGATCGCGGTGATGTTCATGCACCAGATGCCCTCAGTGCGGCCAGCGCCCAAGGCCGGAACGGTTCCACCAAGCGGCAGTACCGCGTTGAGGTTGTTGACGTAGCCGGTGGCGGTGAGCGTCTGCGCCGATGCGAACGCGTTGGTCGCATCGTAAGGCGCGGGCGGGTACGGCACCTGCGAGGGAATGGTGTTGATCGTGAGGGCCATGTGTCGCTCCTGTGCTCGCCGTGGCGGCCGTTACGCGACGACGGTCGCGGCGGTGATCGAGGTGAGGCGGGCGCAGGCGCGCGGATGCTCGCGCGCGATGCCCCAGTCCCATTTGATGTGCGTGGAATCGAACGGCGCGCCAGGAATGAACCCTTCCGGGATGACCTGGAGCGGCGTCTGCTCGATGCCGTAGATCCCGCCGTCGCGGAACGAGGCGAGGTAGATCGAGGAGGTGACCGCGCCGCCGCCGCCCGCGCCGACTTCGGTGAACGGCAGCAGGTCCGGCGAGTCGTCCGGCTCGTAGCCGAACAGGATCGGCAGGCCCTTGTACTTGCTGATGCGCTTGCCGAGGTTGTCGGTGTCGGACGAGAACGAATTGCCGGTGAGCGTCGAGTTGCGCGCCGCGATATCGACGAACGGCATCAGGCCGCGCGGGAAGATCCAGTGCGTCGGTGAATTGACCAGCCAGAACAACTGGTCGAGGTTGGCGAGCGAAAGCGCCGCGCCGCCGGCCGCGGCCGAGTTGTTGATCAGGTTGACGGTGAGTGTGCCGCAGCGCGCCTGCAGGCCGGTCGGGGTGCGCGGGTTCGACGAGGTGTCGCCCTTGATCCACTGCTGGCTATAGAGCTGCGCCAGCGCGGTCATCTTGAGCTGTTCCTGCTTGTACTTGTGGTCGGGGCCGAGGCGATCGATGATCGCGCGGTCGACCTGCAGGTAATCGTCGATGAAGTAGGTGTCTTCCTCGCGCAGATTGAACGAGCCGCTGCCGACCGTTCCCGCCTCGTTGAGGCCGCGGAAGGTGACCGTCGGGAGATTGGCAATGTCCATGAACGCGCGCTTGCCCATCTGCGCGGGCAGGATCGGGATCGCGTTCATCATGTCGGACTTGTCGATCATGTTCTGCACCCAGATGCGCGTCGGCGACGTCTCGGGCAGCGTCTTGGCGTACTCCAGGAAGGAGATCGGCGCCGTAATGGTGGGGGTGATGCTGACGGCCATCGAAGTCGTCTCCTGTTAGTGCTTCTGGCGCGCGGCCCACGCATCTTGCGCGGCGCGTGCTTGTTTGAAGTTCATCTTCTCGATGCCGGGGATATTGTTCGTCTCGGGCGGTTGGCGGCCGCCCTGCGAAAACGAGCCGGCGCCCTGGTCGCGGAACGAGGCCATCAGCTTTTCGAAGCCCTCGACGTGCTTGGCGGTCACCAGCATGGTTGACATGACCTTGGCGAGCTCGCTGCCGAGCTGCGCTTCGAAAAAGTTCTCGACCGCGGTGACGCGCGCTGAGCCGGCCGGGCCGAGCTTGGCGACTTCGGCGTCGCGCGCGGTCTTGAGCATCTGCTCGTTGCCGACCTGCGCGCCGGCGTAGAGCGCCGTCATCTGCTTGAACTGATCCGCCGACATGCCGGCCTTGTGGGCAAACTCGCGCGCCTGCGCCCAGATCGGGTTGTTCGGGTCGATCTTGAATTCGAGGCCCTTTGGGACCTGGAAATCGCTCGGCAGCTCGAGCGGATAGTCGTTCGCCGTCTGCGGCAGGGTCAGCTTGCGGCTGTCCTCGGTCGCCTTGAACGTCGCCAGTTCCTTGTAGTGCTCGGCGAACTCGGGCCTGATCTTGGCTCCGTCCGCGTCCCAATGGTTTTCGGGCAACCAGTCGGGGCGCGCGGGCTTGTCAGCCGCCGCCGGAGTTGCCGCTGCCGTCTCCGGAGATGCCGGTGGCGATGCGGAGGTACTCGGGGTCGCTGGCGCGGAGGAAGCTGCGGGCGTCGGTGGGCTTGCGCTCGGCGCGGGGCTCGCGGGCGCGGAAGACGATGGTGCGCTCGGAGGCGCGGCTGCTGCTGTCGGTTCGTCCGCCACTTTCGTCGATTCCCTTTGCCATCATGGCCATCAGTTCGGCCGCGAACCTGCGGCGTCCATGTTCGGTTCGCAACGCACTCTCGTCCGGCGCGTGCTGGTCCAGGATGCCCATCATGGTTTTCTGGAAGAAGCGGTACAAAAGCTCGCCGTCACGGGTCCGCGCGAGCCGGTCGAGCGCCTCGTTGATGTCCTTGTCGTCGATGTCGCTCATGGTCCGCCTGCCGCTTCGGGCTGCTGGCCGGCCGTTCCGCCTGGCTGCTGGCCGGCGACAAGCTGCTTGATTTGTCCCAAAGCGGCCGCGACCGCTTCCTTCTTG